TCTGTCTATTTCCTCAAAAGCAGCCGCAACCGCACTTAAAGTCGTTGGGGCGTTTGTTGCAATATCAATATTTACAACGGGAACATTTGAAAGCAACTCTTTTATTTTGTTGCCCTCCTGCGATGCTTGCTTGTCGATATTGGATAGAATACCGCTTGCTTTTTCTGCATCGGCTTGCAAGCGTGAAGTATCAATTCTCGCTGAAAAATATAAACCTTTTTCGTTTGTCTCCATATATATTCTATCCTTTCTATTTTAGTCTATTATTGAGTTAAAGAATTCATCTATTTTTTTAGAATTATCCTTATTATCTGCGTTAATTATTTCTTCGTTTTTTTTGCCCTTTTCTTTGTCGCTGTCATACGTTGGTAAAACTGCACTATACATCGTCAAATTAACATAAGACATATCATAAAGCACTGTTTCAAAGGGTAGGTGATAAACCTTTGCAGTACCTGCGACAATTGCCCAAATGCTGTTGTTTAATCCATTTTCGTTGGGCGAAGTAGATTTATCTCTGTTAGGAAAATGGAAAGACCGAAAAAATCGCCTAACTGCAAATTGCCTATTAGCGTTGCGGTGATGTTGTAAAGCTCGCTAGGTGAGAAGTTCTCTAAAAGCTCTTTTGCTAGCTCTGCTTTTTTATCTACCTCGATAGTTTCTGCAACTACCTTTGTGGTCGTTTGAATGGTCTTTAAAGGGCGTTTAAACAAACCAAAAAGGTATGATTTATAAACGATTTTTTCCTCTTCTACCTCGATTTCTTTTTGGATTGTGCGCTCTTCTGTGAGGTGCTTTGCGCCTAAAATAAGTATTGCTAAAGCTTCTCCAAATGGTTCGCAATATTTAGCAATAGACAACGACTCTTCAACGATTTTTGCCTTGTCAAGTGTAATATTTGGAAGCGTTGAAATACATTGCGACACCTTTATAAGTGTTGCCACGCTTGGCGAAGCGACTTTGTAAGTTTTAGTGCCTACTAATATATTCTGTGGTACTTGCAATATGGCGTCACCTGCTTTTTGCTCAATTGTTTTATTCATAATAATTTAAGTTTAATAGCAAGCTAGTTTGTTATACTAGCTCGCTATTTTGTTAGTTAAGGGATTTGAGTTACCTCTACAACTGATGCTAAGCCATCAGCAGTGATAGTTACTTTGCCCACACGCACTTTACCTGTGGTGTTTGCTGCAACCTTGATTGTTGCTACTTTTGCATTTGCAGTAGCTGTAATCCAATCGCTATTTGGTGTGCTAACAGCGATATTACCTCTCGATGTTGCAGTGATTGTCTTACCTGTGTTGTCTGCTGCTGCACCAAAGTAAAGCTTATCACCTGAAAGCGATAACGCATTCTTTTGGTAAGGCTTAACGGTCTTGCCTGTTGCGGGTTTCAAAGCCTTTGCCACATAGTGAAGCAAAATACCCTCTGCTGACGAATAGGTTTGTTCACAGCGTAAGGTTGCACGCTCAATAAGGAAGCCTTTTCCACCCTCATCTTCGGGGGTTAAGCGGAACGCAAATTCACCTGCAATAACACCGTCTTCGTCCTCTACAAAAGGCTCTTCACCTTTCTTTACGAAATGGTCAAACTCAAATGTGAAAGTTGATTTACCAACACGTGAATCAACAACTTCTCCACCCTCTTCTGTAGCGGTTTTTTCCTCGCCTGCAACTTGCGATAGCTTGGTTGTATCTTCCTTTGGTGTTGCTGTCTTTTTCCAGCTACCATCAGGATTTCCGCCTACAGATGGGCAAAACTCGATTGTGGGTTTACCCCATGATAAAATTGCCATAGTTTATTCTTTTTTTAGTGATTAATATTATTCATTTCCGAAGTAGTCATAACCTAGTTTTATCACGATAAAGTGTTGATTGGTATTATCTTCTTTAAAGCTAGTTATTGTGTTTAAAAGCTTGAATTTATAGTTTGAAACGCCAGCTGTGAGTGAGTTTATCCACTCTTTAGCAAGTGCTTCTATTACTGTTCCTCGCTTTTCGTTTTCGATGAAATTTCCACTACTATATGGGTCGTGATCATTGTAGAAAATATTGATGGTTATAACACCTTTTTCGACTTGGTCAGGAACGCCTGTTGTGAAAATAATCAAGACATCTTCAAGCATGCTATCTTTGGGTCTGTTTTCACGACTGAAAAAGATATTGCCTGATAGGTTTTGTTGAAGCCTACTACCTAAAAGTAGTCTGCGGACATCTTGAAGTATTTCTTTGCTCGTCTTAGCCATTTTTGAATTGTTCTTGTAGTTGTTTTTCAAGTTCTATCTCTGCGCTGTCTAGCACATCTAGTCCTTTTGCAGAAACATATACTGCGTAATGCATACCTGCTACGACTATTAAGGTTATTCCTTTGCTCGTTTTGGCTAAAGCTTGCGCCAAAGCTTCACCGCTTTTCGTTCCGTTTTCACCATCTTTTACTACATTAAATTCACCTTGTCTAATAATCTCACCATCAATAGATATGATATAACCAATGCTACTTCTTAAGTTACCTGTTTGGTCTAAATATTCGCCCGATAAACGAGCTGTATTTACTACATGTTCACCAATATAAGATAGCTTATAAATAGTCTCATTGATTAATTCTTCAACGCTACTCTTTAGGTACTTATCTATCTCTTCTTGTGGTGTTATTTGCTTCATTATTAGACGGTTATTTGGATTTCATCGACTGCCGTTAGTTGCTTAATTTGGATAATTGAGAACTCACCAAGAGAATTGCCAAACGCATCAAATAAACTTATCTGCTCGCCTTTGAAATTGCGCATCTCGATAAGTATAGTATAGTGTTTTTCTGTGTAAGGCATATTATCTGACTTCGCTAAGTTGTTGTAAGATGCTATTTCATACTGACATGGAATTGGTTTGCCCCATGTAGCCTTTTCGCAACTCTCAACAAATCCTGTGTCTCTGTCAATATAACATTGCGCTTTGCTTTTAACTCTTATAGTGCCATTCTCAATAATCATAAGGTGTCTCCCTTGTATCCAAATTTAGTTTTAACAGCTCCCGAAGTTTCTCCGAAGTCGCTGTATATCGCTTTTGCTAAGTTTCTAAACGATGTCCGTTGATCTTCGGAGAAAGAATAAGACTGCCCACCTTGCGATACATCAGGGGCAAAGGAGAGCCACATATAAAGATCTGCTTTCGCCAAGAGAAAATCCTTTGAAACTGCGATGTCGCTTGTCAAATCAGCATCTAAGTTTAGGCTTCTTTTTATTGCAATCTCCCCTATTGTTCTCTGTGGTATTGGGTAGGCGTTTATTCCTTTTAAAACTTCGAGAATTGTAATCATGATAAAACTTTAATTATTAAGGTTAAATGAGCTTCTTACCACTTCTTTTTGTCGGTTCTCACATACACGTTTCTGTAAGCAGAATCGAGCACAGGAACAGCGTCACATTGACCGATAGTCACCTCGCTTGTAGGCTCGATAGTACCATACTTCTTGACAACAGTATGAGCACGTTCAGCACGCAAAATGAGGTCGCTATTTTCTCTCAACACGTCATATTGAGTTGTTCCTAAGCGTTCAGTTTCAGATAGTACCATACGGCTATCTGCGAATGGATTTGCGCTAGTAGTTGTACCATCAGCAAACTCACGTGAGATAGTTTGGTCAATTACACGCAACTGCAAGCCATTCAACCATGCTTGTCTTGCAAGCATTTGGTTTACTGCTGCTAAGTCAGGTGTTTGAGCCATTCCAACTGCATTTTGGATGTAAGATGCACACGCCTTGATGATTTGCTCGCTTGAACAAATCTTGTACAACTCATCTAAGTTGATGAACGCAAACTTAGGATTGAGATTTCTAGCCTTTGCTTGCTTCACAATTTTAACCAAGTCACCGATAATATCAGCACTTGAAGCGTTACCCCAATCAGTAGATGTTGAAACTTTGTTTTCTTCGTCTACATCATAGTCAAGTGAGAACTCATTAGCAAAGGTAGCGTTGTTGGTGGTTGTGAAATCCAACTTACCAGCGTTAGAAACCAATGCAAGAGCAATGTACTCAAGTTCAGATTGAACGCCATTGAAGCAGAAGTCTACATCTTCACCCCAATATTGTACAAGCTTCACTGCATCTGCTTCACCTGCAAGTGCAAGAGCTGTTTGATAATCTTTGATTTCTGAACGTGTCATTTCACGTGAAATAGAGATAAAAGGAATGTCACCCTTTGCACTCTCAAAGATTGGTCTACGCTTACGAATG